CGCCCCACCGAAGGCGTAAAATCGGCACGGGTTTAAAATCCGCAGGTGTCTAAACATTAATCAAACCGGACTACAAATTTTTTCCGTTTTTTCGTATTTTTCATACGTGTGATATTTTGAAAAATTGAAATAAATAAGTGTCATTATTTATTTCAAAAACTAGTAAAATGGATTCAGCTAACCCAAATGAAATAATAGATAAACATGACTTTTGTAGCAAGGAGGCTGAAAATGTCCGCGTTATTACGTCAAAGATGAAATTATACCCCCCTGATTCCCAATATATTGACAAATGCTTTCAGTCAATACTGAATCTGGCTAGAGAGGGAGATATTGGGACTGAAAGCATATCTTATATTTTGTATTATATGAAGCAACGTATAGGATCATACGATATTTGTGAAATGTCCTGTGATATATATTATGAAATCGCCCGGCGAAGTAATAGAAACAGGGTTGGCTGTGTAGATGCCGTGCCTGTGATTGTGGTAGCTTTGGGTAAATTTATCCATAGTACTGAATTTTGTAAACGGGCTTTGGTTGCACTTTCGGAAATTAATGGTGAGGACTTGGGGCTATGGCGTAAATGTGCTGAATCCGACTGCTTTTCCTTGTATATGAGTATTCTTAAAAAACGCAAGACATCGTCTGATTTGTGCCGATATGCGTGTATAGGGTTGGTCAAGATGTTGGCTTCTCCGCATCCGTACTTTACTACACCAAACCGCCACGACGCGGATCGCGTGTTTAGCAATGGTGGCATTGAGGTGCTATTGGACATACTGGATTATCATTTCTACAATGATGATATAGGTATTTATGTTTCTACCGCAATTGAATATATTACGGGATTGTGTAGTGAAACAAGCACGAAATGTGTAAAGGCGGGGATTGTACCTATTATTATTGACATTATTGAACAAAAAAAACATAACGCTAGTTTGGTTGAGTCCGTATGTAGCATTTTGTTAAATATTTCGGATTACGGTCTGATTGGTGGGGAGGACGTAAAGGAAACAATTTCTGTGCTTATTAATGTGTTGAAGGAACACGCCTATAACGAAACGATTTGTTTGGTTGTAACTTTGACGCTGATTAATATTGGGGGCGGAAATATGGATTGTGCCCTTGAGAATATGGCAACGGACGCGTTGGTTAGTGTCCAAAATATCCACGAAAATAATCCGAAAATTATTGCGGATACCGGTAAACTGCTACATTTGATTGCTACTAAGGACGTTTGTCTACACCCCCATGTATTGAGCCCTGCAAGTCACCAAGGGTATTGTGATATTTGTAAATCGATGGCGGCAAAATTTATGGGCTGTCGCGAATGCGACTATGATCAGTGTTTGTTGTGTGCTGCGAACTACTGAAGTTAAGTACATACCTTTCCGAGGGGTTTACTTAACTTTACGGTACTTTACAACTACAGCCGTATAAAGTTGTACCCCCAAAGGCGTATAACTTTGCGGTACCGTCGTTCACAATCAATATGATAATTGTGGGCGTTTCGACAAAGAGCCTATTATGTTTGAATTTGTGACCGAATCCGATTTTGTTTATAGCCAAGACTCGGTCGCACTTTTAACATAACAACGACATTATGAGCCCGAAGTATTAAGTACTCCCCTCCAAAAGGGGGAGTACCGTGAAGTGCCGAAGTTAAGTACTTCCCCTTTGGGGGGAATTACTTAACTTTATGGCACTTTCACGGCAACGGCCAGTGCCGAAGTTGTACTCCCGAAGGGGGTACAACTTCGGCACTTCACGGTACAAGGATTAGCAGACTACAAGGGCGAGCAGGGTTGTTTGATCTGAAAAATTTAAGGCATTTTATAATTTATATTATGTAAAAACTACAAAATATCAGTTGAATAAATGGTATTAAATCAAACAACCCTGCTCGCCCGGATAGTTTGATCTGAAAAATTTAAGGTATTTTATAATTTATATTACCAGCCATTACCGAAGTTAAGTACACCCGAAGAGTGTACAACTTCGTACGGTTCTAGCTGTGAAGTACCGCAAAGTTAAATACACCCCTCTGAAATGAGGTGTACTTAACTTCGGCACTGGCCGGTATGTAAAAACTACAAAATATAAGTTGAATAAATGGTATTAAATCAAACAACTCTGCTCGCCCTGATAATTCGGTTTTACAAACATAGCAATCAAAAGGGGGGGTCTGATCTTGTTTAGAAGCCATTTTGCCAGTAAAATATATATATATATTTATATTATTGTTCATTTTTTTCCGGTATTATTATAGGGTTCGGATTGTTATACACCTTCCATAAGCGATTTCACTTCGTCTTGCGATTTCATCGATTCATTGCTTGGTACTTTAGGAATCACAGGGTCTTGGGGTAAATCGTCAAAACCTATTTTAATATACAAACTTGCGGGAAATTTTACAAACACGGGGATGTTTGTGGTTGTTAATTCTAATTGTCTGATTAATAGCTCAGGGTCACTTTTTTCCATGAACTTTAGGGATTTGGTCTTTATCTTACCTTGTAAGGTATCACATAGATTATGCACCGCATATTGTTCCGCAGGACCGTCGCCAATACTGAGGACACTTATTGTATCCGTATTTTCGTATTTGTACAAATCGGCTATATATTGACGAAAGGCAAATCTTTTCCACTCCCCAGGTAATGACGATATATATTTATAACGGGTTTGGGCAGATATGATTTTAAGGCTTGTAATCAACATATATATACTTGGCATGAACATGGCACAGCTTTCTTGAACCCAACCCTCATCGGCGTTTGTTATTATGACCACATCCGCATGTTTCTGTGCCTCTGTAATTAGGGTATCTACCGTCTCAGCAACCTTTTTACAGATTTCTAGCACGTGTGGTGGTGGTCGCGTATATACATCTATAATTCCGTTTTCCTTTAGCCACGATAAAGGGAAAATAGTGTCGTCGTAGTCAAGAATAATGCTACTGTGTGATTTAGGGAAATTAGTAACTATACTAAGGGGCTTCCATTTGGAAGAAAGTATAGTTTCCCTAATTACAATAGGTTGTGGCATTGTTTGCTATCTATAGTTAATTTGTTAATATTTCAAATTTTTACCCACCGGCCAGTGCCGAAGTTACAAGGGTGAGCAGGGTTGTTTGATCAGCAAAATTTTAAGGTAGTTTATAATTTATATTATGTGAAAACTAGAAAATATAAGTTTAATAAATGAAATTAAATCAAACAACCCTGCTCGCCCGGATAGGTACCCCTTAATGGAGAACAACTTCGCACGGCCGTAGCTGTGAAGTCTCAACTTCGGGACTTCATAGTTCGGCAATTCGCTGTACCCATAATCATATCCTGGTGTAAAACGTTGGCATATTTGATTATCGATGCGTGATGAAAATAAGCACCGGCATCAAACCATTTATTAAACTTATATTTTGTAGTTTTTAAAATAATATAAATTACAAAACACCTTTAATTTTCCAGTTCAAACAACACGCACCTTCGTTACCGAAATTAAGTACACCCAAATGGTGTACTACTTCGTATGTCCGTGGCTGTGAAGTACCGCAAACTTGAGTACATCCCTCTTAAAGAGGGATGTACTTAACTTCTATATTTTACGGTATCACACTTGTAAAGTTTATACATTATTTTTTACAAAAGCGTTATTTTTAGATCTGCGATAAGTTTTACGATTAAATGGTCGTGGTGACTGTATTGTACGTTCATACGCCTCTTTTGAAACTACGTTTATAAAAAAGTTGCGTGGATTGCCTTTTGGTATCTTTATAAACTGTATATTATGAAGTTCGTTTTCATGTGCTTTATTTTTTTCTTTAATAACTTCTAAATAATCTTCATATTCTTGCTTTGTTAGCCTACAGTGATAGACGGCGTAATAGGCCCCTCGCCCAGTTGGGACCAACGTATATTTATCGTCTATTTTATCTAGGCGTAACGAAATCCCTGTTTCTTCTTGACATTCGCGAAAAGCGGTTATTTTAAGATCTAAATCGGCTTGTTCAAAAGACCCTTTTGGGAATCCGTATAATGTTCGTCTTTCTTTCGCAACATACCGGGGCTTTGCTGATATGAACCCTGGGTTTCTGCGTGAATCTTTAACATCTGCAAATGTTATATGCGGGATTTCGGGGTATAATTCTTCGAGGTATTCGGTCAATTCGCCAAAGTGCTTCTTTGCCTGGCTCACATCGTCTTCGTTATGTGTCGTGCCTTTGTATAAGTAACTTTCCTGAAGGGTTTTTCCTTTAGCTTTGTGATATATAGATTCTAAATCTTGTTCGTCTGCTAAATACTTCGTTTCTTGTGCCATTAGAAAATTATCGTTGTAATAAATGATTATAATTGCCCCTTCGGCATTTACCCCTTTTTCCGTTTTACCTTTTGGCATTATATTATCTATTTTGTATTAAATATTTTAAACTTCTAATGATTTCACACAGTCTGCGGATCGTATCAAAACATGGCACAATAAGACCCATGTATCTACCGTGAAGTGCCAAAGTTAAGTACTCCCCATTTCAGAAGGTAGTACTTAACTTTATGGCACTTTCACGGCGGTAGTCGTGCGAAGTTGTACCACTCAAAGGGGGTACTTAACTTTGGCACTGGCCTGTAATGGTTATACTGTAAAGTATAATAAAGTTAAGTACATACCTCTGAAAGGGGTGTGCTTAACTTTGTGGTACTTAACGGCTACGGCTGTGTAAGCTACCCCTTTTGGGGTACTTAACTTCGGGACTGGTTGGTGGTTAATTTCAGCTGATTTTATTTTGAAATTACTTAAGGATAATTTTCTATATCTAAATAGTCTCCAGATAGCTCAGTTGGTAGAGCGGGGGATTGTAGTCGTTGTGACTATTTTATAAGTCTCCCCAAGTCACTGGTTCGATTCCGGTTCTGGAGAGTTTTTAATACTTTTAATAAATGTTTTAAAAACCCTTTATTTTAGAATGATTCATAAAACTCGGTGGTTTGATAAATGCGGCAAGGCACCTTGGCAACCACCTCCCGTCACATTTAGGGTTGTTTGGCCTATACTTTATACACTGTATATATTGACGATTGTATTAGAGTGGAAAAATATAGAATCCCGAAGTTATTTATTATTAGGATTTGCGTTAAATCTGTGTTGGGTTCCTTTATTTATATTGAATGTCCGTTTTGCGTTACTTTTATTGACTATAATGATTGCCATTGCTGTTAAATGCGTATTTTTGCTAAAAGGACATAAAACAGTATATATATTTAGCTCGTACTTGGCGTGGATATGTTTCGCTTGGACACTTAATATGTATTTGGCTGTGATGTGTGTTAATCCAGGCAAGTACCGGACGGTACATTAACCTCCTTTTTTTTCCATTTGCGTTTATTTGCGGCTGCGGCTAAACCTGTTGTGTATAGTACTGATAAATCTTCGGCTGTAACTTTCTCTTTATCTGCTGTTTGCGGAAAAGATACAAATGAGGCCTTTTTAAGAGTGTGTTTAAAGAAATATAAGCCATATGGGCCTTGTTTTATTGTATAATCTCCCACTTTTCGCGTATAGACGGTGGCCGCCGTAGTAGGTGGTGTTTCTTTTGCTTTGATTTTTTCTATAAGGGTTTCAATCGTGTCTTCTGATTTAAACGGAACCTTAAATTCTTTATATTGGGCGTAAAAGCCATATGGTCCTTTTTTCTTTTTAACTGGCTCATCATTGTAAAGACCTATCGTTATTCCGTCTTTTAACTCATAGGCCTGTTTGGCTTGAGCTAAGGTGATTGTTTCGTACGAGGTTCTTGGTGGTAGTGCTGCAAACATTTTTGTTTCCTCTTTAAGAAGTAATGGACCTTTACGTGATAAAATAACGGAAATTCCTTCACCTAAGTCGCGTTTATTTTTAGTATTTGTTGATTGTTTAGGAGATGCGTTAGTAGTATGTTCAATATATCTATCTTTAAAAGAGTCCCAGTTTTTCTGAAGTAGAGATGTCCATGAGCCTTGACCCTGGGCGATTTTATCTAATTCCTGTTCCATTACTGCTGTGTATGTATAGTCAAATATGTCGGCGTAATTTGCGTATATAAACTCGGCAACTGTTCTGCCTAGTGGCGTGGTTTGTAGCTTATTTGACTCTTTACCGACTGTTTGCTTATGCTTTGTTTCTTTCGGTGGCCATGTTCCTGCTTTTTTAATTGTCCATTTACGGATATCTAACTGTGTTCCTGGCGAATCAGATTTTTCAACATAATTGCGTTCTACTATTGTTGTTACTAACGAGGCAAATGTGCTTGGGCGACCGATTCCTTTAGTTTCCAGTTCGTGAATAAGGCTGGCCTCTGTATAGCGGGCATGGGCTTTTGTAAAAGCCTCTTCCGCAGTTATTGTTAGCCATTTTGCGGTCGTCGCTAATGTCACTTTAGACCAAAGGTTCCATATACGTGTCTGTTCCTGTTGTGCTTGCTCGGTCTTTTCAGATACTGTTAGCATTTTATAGCCAAGAAATTTCGGCTTAATCTGTTCGCCATGCCAGGATTCACTTGTTGGATCGGCATTTATTGTAAAACTGATAGAGCGTACGTCTTCTGTGGCTGCCGCCATTTGGCTTTGTAAAGCCCGTGTCCAAATCAAGTGATAGATTTTTGCTTCGGTTGGTCCTAACTCATTGACTTGGGTATTTTCAGGGTGCGTTGGACGGATGGCTTCATGTGCTGCTTGAGCTTCTGGCGTTTTCTTTGGTTTTGATGACTTTTTTGTGGCCTGTGTTGTGGCCTGTGTTGTGGCCTGTGTTGTGGCCTGTGTTGTGGCCTGTGTTGTGGCTTGATTTTGGCCTTCAGAGCCTAAATATTCTTTTCCACATATATCCTCTATTACTTTACGGCATTCAGTGGCTCCCTCTTTTGATAGAAAGGCATTATCTGTACGCATATATGTAATATGCCCTGCCTCGTATAGCTTCTGAGCCGCAGCCATTGTAGCTTTTGGATTTATATTATGTTGTTTTGAAGCCTCTTGTTGTAGTGTTGAAGTAATTAGTGGTTTTGGTGCGTTGCTTGTGTGCACAGACTCCTTTATAGATTTTATTGTGGAAGCGATTTGTTGTGATACTGGCTCTAAATACTGCTGTACACTTGTATCTGTTTCTAGGTTTGAACGCGTTGCTGTGATTTCTGGAAGAGCATCTATAATAAAGGTCGCAGCTAGTTGCCAAAATCGCTTGGCGTTATGAGCCTCGATTTCCAAATCCCTATCAAGTACAAGTTTAAGGGCTGGTGTTTGGCATCGGCCTGCCGATAACGGAAGGCCGTTTGTGTTTAGCTGTTTCCAAAGCACAGGGCTGATTGTGTAGCCGATTAGCATATCCAACATAGCCCGTGTCTGCTGGCTTTGGAACTTATTCATGTCTATAAAACGCGGATTCTGAATGGCGTCTATAACTGCCTGTTTTGTGATGGAATGAAATACTATACGCTTTGTTATTAGCGGATTTAGTTTTAATATGGCACATATGTGAAAGGCTATGCCTTCGCCTTCGCGGTCGTCGTCCGTGGCCAAAATAACTTCGGATACGTCTTTTGCCAACTCTTTTAGCTGTTTTACCGTTTTAGCCTTTGTGGGCATTATTTCGTAAGTCGGAGTCCAACCGTTGTCTATTCCGACGGCATCCAAATCCTGTTTTAATGCTCGGATATGCCCCATTGAGGAAGTTACGGTATAACCGGTACCAAGGAAACCTTGAATTTTACTAGTTTTAGCTGGGGATTCAACTATAACTAGGGTGGTCATTCTTGAAAATAATTAGATTTTATATTTGAAATCAATTTTGATTATTATATACCGTGAAGTGCCAAAGTTAAGTACTGGCCGGTACATGTTAGACCAATGAAAATTTGAAACGGGCACTTTTAGAAATTTTTGCTCTTGATTTCTTTTCCCGAAATGCCGGTTTGAAATGTTCTGCGGTCTAATATTTGTACCGAATAAATATATTATAATATATATTTAATAATAAAAAATATATATTATACTGTCATAAGCATTTGCCATATACACGATTATAAAGCTCTTGTTTAAATACACCAACTTGCGTTTCCGCTAATTTCGGTGCCTCTAAAACATATTGTAAATCTTGACACCAGTTTTCAACCAAATTTAATACCGCTTGTGTTATGTTTGTAAATGGCTTCACAAATCCGTCTGCAATCCACTTATTATTTGTGAAGGTTGAAATTTTATGAATCGGTTTACTATCCAAGTCGTAACCTATTAGGATATTTATTCTAAATGTTTCAGCTATATGTTTATGACAAACGATTAAATAAGATGGTTTATATATATTACGTGGGACTAAACGATATAATAGCAATTCTATATTATAGGTATAATTGGCTAGTTTTTCAATATTAGCAACTTCTAAACTCAAAATATTACTTCCTGTGTTGTTATACAGTTTTTGCGATAAACAAGCTAACATAGACTCTATGAGTTGTTTATCTGTTGATGACGTCATTGCTAATTTCGTTTTGC